AGCCAGTGCTATCAACAATACCTGTAGTCTTCTCAGCCCACTCTTCTGCAAGTGTTTCAGATGTAGCTGCATTAGTTGCAGAGGTAGCAGCATTAGTCTCGCTAGTAGCTGCGTTAGTCTCGCTAGTAGCAGCATTAGTAGCAGACGTACTTGCATTAGTAGCCTGAGTGGTTGCTGTAGTGGCACTGGTAGCGGCACTAGTAGCACTGTTAGAAGCGTTAGTTTCTGATGTTGCCGCATTAGTCTCTGAGGTTGCAGCGTTGCTCTCGCTCGTAGCGGCAGCAGTAGCACTAGCAGCAGCAGCCGTTGCGCTTGCAGCAGCAGCACTTGCTGAACCTGCTACAGCATCTACGTATGCCTTAGTTGCACCATCGGTACTAGCTGTAGGCGTACCTACGTTCTTAATAATCTTACTCTGTGCATCCCACTTGTCATCACTGTCAAGGGTAATACCATCGTTAGACTTATCTACAGCTTCCTGTGCAGCGTGGAAGACCTGAATGTTACTATCATCCAAGTCTTCTTCAGTTAGTACTGAGCCAGATGCAAAGTCTACTGAACGTGCTGTAAGGTCTGTGGTTCTCCGCACCTGCACAAGCGTACCTGTAGCAGGGGCAGAGGTTAATTGTACACTAGCAGCAGAAGGAAAAGTAAGGCCAGTTTCAGCCACACCGTCTACTGTTACACTGATTTCAGAATTGTCAGTGAAAGTAAAAGGGATAGCGAAAGTGTCAGTCGTATTATCCCCTGTATAGTTTTGATATGAAAAAGCCATTGCTTATCCTTTTGTTTAGTCAATGATGTAACTTTAGGTTAGTCTGTAAATCTAGCAGCTTCCTGTGCAAGTCCATTTAAAATCTGACGAACACCATAAAGAGAAGACAAAGGTATTAGCCTAGTAAACTGTCTCCATTCTCGCTCTGTCATCTCACCTTCAAACAAATTAGCTGCTGTGCTAAATCCATTTGTTATGAGTGATAATGCAGGTGGAGTAATAGCGTTAGTGTTACCAGCCATAGCCCCTGTTGTAAGTTCCATTATATACTGGAATATAGAAGCTGCGCCTATTTGTTGGAAGATACCCTTCGCTAGATTTAAGTCTGAGAACCTTTCTTCAAGATAATCTTCTCTATCACTTCTACCTGCTGCGTTTAGATTTACCCTAGCAGTGTACATCATGTAACCCATAAATACAGCACCTAACATTATTTTAGATACAGTAGCAGCATCACCCTTTGCAAAGCGAACACCAAGCCTCATGGTCTGTTGTTCTACTGATGCTAGTGTAAATGAGAGAAACTGAAAGAAAGTCTTACCTACTTCAGAACGCATAAAAGGGGATACAGAACCTATGTTTACTTCCTGTACATTCTGCGTAGCTTCTCTAAATACAGACAACTGAAATATCTCAGCAGCTTCTTTATCTGACCATTCAGCTACATTCAAACTAAGTAAAGTATTTTGATTTCTAAACGTAGATTTTTCTCTAATCTGAGACTGTATTCGGTCAGCCATAGAAGGTTGTCCATTTATTCTCTTTGTAGAAATACCTAACTGTTCCATCTTAATCTCAGAGAAAGGGAGTTTACCCTGTCTCATAGACCTAGCCCATGTCGTAGCATAGTTTAACATAGATAATCTACGCAACCCTGCTGTTACAGTGCTTAGACCTGATAGCAAAGCTGTCTTTTCTCTTAGCTGCCCTAATCCTTCATCCCATTTATTATAATCCCCTTTATAAGGACTATCAGCAAGGATACCTTCATAGCGAGTTGAACGTGTAGTTTTACCAGAAATAACATCTCCACCTAAACCACTAATAACTTCCAACTCTCGCATAAGACCGTCTTCTAATTGACCATTACGTGCCTTACGTATCAAGCCACCTAGTCTTGGAGTATTTCTTAGCAGAACTGGAATAGAATATTCTAGTACAGCATTACTTATTTCCATAAGGGCTGACATACCAGACATACCCATGTATGTAGCAAAGCCAAACTCTCTCATTCTTCTGAGGCTATTCCTTGTAGTTGTTGGAATACCGTCATCAAAACCAAGTCTACCTGTAATACCATCATACATAAACTTAACAGCCTGTATTTCTTTTTCTCTTATAGCTGCGTCAGTTCCTAGTCTGTCGTATTCATCGTCCATTTTTCTCAGGAGCGTTTCCATTGAACTACCAGCATCATTTGTATTGACACCATTCTTTGCTAGTCCAATAGCCCCTGACATCTGAAAGATATAAGCACTATTTAAGTTTTCTATATCTTCTTCAAGTAAATCAGTAAAACGAAGAACTTGAATTTCACCATCTATTTCTACTTCAATAGTAGCGGATTCATCTAGTACTACTCTTGGCCTTGCTCTCTTATGAGCCTTAACTGTAGTAGTTCTAGTAAGAGTATCTATAATCCCATCAATGTCTGTTTGACTGAAACCCTCATCACTCATTATTCTTTGCAGGTCTTCTATGTTAAATTCAACACCTCTACCTGCGTGGCCTTTTGGTAAGTCATTACGAAGAATAGTACGTGTATAACCTTTAGCCATCCTTTTGATGAAGTTATCTACATCTGCATCAGTAACACTTCTAGTAGCAGAAGCTTCCAACACTCTGCGTACATTAGCTAATAATTGAGGCTGTCCTTGTCTAATAGCTTTTTCTACTAACTCTTGGAAAGGTGCATCATTAGTACGCCCTAACTTTGTTCTTAAGCTATCTATCTTATCATAGTTAAATAAACGAGGAAGATAGTTTGGCATATCTCTAAATGTATCAGAATAAAAACCAGCTACGTTAGCATCTACAGCCATCTTTGCAAGTTTATTGTGAGATTCCTGTACATAATCTGCAACTTGTCTAACTGCTGGATGAGGGTTTTCATCAATCCCTCTAACAGCACGTGACACAAGTACATTAAATTCCTGTACTTTGCCGCCTGTTTCATTTCTCCATTCTTTACGAGCAACATTCATTACCCTATCAAATTGAGTTCTGAAAGACATCTCAATATTAGTCTTACGTTCAGAAGCAGAGAAACGTACAGCAGAACCATCCACGTTACCAGTGCTATTTAAACCTTGAATATCAGCAGCTAGTCTTGTATATTTATTGTCAGACTTTTTTGCTCTAACAAAAGATGAGTTCTTAGCACGTAGTTCTTTAAATTTACCACGTTGCTGAACAGTTCTTTCGGCTTCTTCGTCAAAGTCTCCCCTAGCTTCTGGCTCTTCAAAGTCATCACGTGCTTCAGCCTCATCTATCATACGTTCAGTTAGAGCATCTCCATCATTCTCTTCTAAAAATCTTAGTTCGTCAGCAGTAAGTTCATCCCCTGCTGCATTACGCCTAGCTAAGTTTTTTATCTTTGCTCTTTTGGCAAATGTCATTGTAGCTGCGTTTAAACCGCCACCAACTGAACCACCTATTAAGGCAGCAAGCATAACATCGCCACCATCTACATCATAGCGAAACTTTGCTCTTATGCTTTCTACACTAGCTGCTTCCAAAGCACCTACAGCAAAACCTGTTTTCAATGCTCTGGATACACTATATGCTTTCTTTAAGCCTCTAACTGTTTGTACAGTACCGCCAGCTACAGCAGTAGGTACAGTACCTATTCCACCTGTGGCTGCTGTAATACCTGCTGTTAGCGTGGTAATAGCCGCTATCTCAGCAGGGTCAGTCATAGCCGCTAACCCAACTGCTGCTGCGCCTTCAAGACCGTAAGACGCAAAGGTTTCGTTATTACGCTGAATGTTGCGATAGTTATCGGCTAGTTTCATAGCCAGATTAACACCAGAAGTACGAGCCATCTTTAGTACGTCTTCAATGGCTCGTTGGTCTAACAGACCCTTTGTTAGTTGTTTGGCTACCTCTGGTGTAAGTTCTTTTTCTGATAAAGGTTTTTCTGGAGCATTAGTCAGTCTAAAAGAATTATTATGTAAGGTAGGTACTATCCATTCTTGGTCAATAGCCATACCATACAGAGTAGAGAAGTCCATCTTCTCTGTCTCTTCCTTACTTGCTGCTATTTCTGCATTAATATCTTTTCTTGAAATTATTGTAGAAAAAGGAAGCGGCATTTCCTTTTGTAAACCAAGCAATGAGTTGGTTTGTTGACTAAATTGTTCTGCCATGATAAACCTCTACTTACGTCCTTTTCTTCTGGATGTACCTTGTTCTACGTTTGTTACAACTTCGTTTACCACTTCTTCAGCATCGCTTATAGTCTGTTCTTGTTCAGACTTTACTGGTGGTCTACTAAATGGAAACTTTCTTTTATACTGCGCTTCTGTAAGTCCAGTATCTCCTACTAGACCTTCCTCAACAGAACCTACAACATTATTTAAGTTTAAAGTAGGAAGCTGCTTATTGATTTCTCTTAAAGCGTTCTCTACAATTATCTCAATAGCAGTACCTTGAAGAGTAGTTAAGTCAATAGAAGCTAGAGCAGTAGTCATAGCACCGTCTTCATCATTAATAACTAAAGTAAGTACATTAGGATTATCATAATCATTGGCTAGTGATATAGCACCATTAGGCTCAATGCGATTTATAACATCCTGTACATCAGGTATTTCAGACACAGCATTAACAAAATCTTGAATAGTATCGGGAGTTGTAGTGCCTAATCTCATATTACCTGATAGTTTTTCCAACGCTGTTTTAACACCATTCTTATCAGTTACAATAACAAAGTCTTTCTCAGCCTCTTGGCTCATAAGTTCTAATGCTTTTTCTCTTGTCATGCCATCTAAGGCCATAAGATATTCAGCACCACGTTTGATATAATCTTGCACGTGACCCCTGTTTCTAATACCATTAAATTCAGACCTAGAGAATATAAAACCATCTCTTGTTAGTTCATCAACATCTACATTACCAACAGTAGCATCATACTTATCGCCTTGAACTTTAGACAAAGCTGTTGCCATGTCCATTCCTATAGTATTTCTAAAGAAGTCTAAGGCTTTTAGACGATAAGTATCGTTATCAGTAACACTTGTATTTTTAACATCAGCCCCCATTGCTCTTAGAGCAGTGTAAGCTGTTAATACTTCCTCAACTTTGGCTAATGTCTGTTCGTCATTAACACCAGATAAAGGCTGAGAGGTAAGTAAAGATACATTTGTATTGATTGGGTCAGATAGTATTGTTGGTACTGCTCCAATCTTATTATAGAAGTTTTCCATATCTTCTGCAAGATGTCTTTGAACTATAGCTTCTTTACTATATTCTTCACCGGAGATAGCTTCTTCTTGAGCCGCAAACTCTAGCTTTTCTTGTAATGCTATTTGGCTCTGACGCTCAAACTCAGTAATTGCATCTTCTTTTGTAATAGTATACATCTTGCCACTAGGTAGCTGAACTTCCTTACCTATCATCTCACTGACAAAAGCACCCTGTCTAAAGCTAATTACAGATGTAGTAATAGCAGAACTCTTCATAAAATTGTCTGCTTCTTCCAATCTAATTTTATCTTCTTTAGCCTGTGCTTGCTCTGCTTCAGTCCTTTTCTTTTCTTCAGTCTGATTAATTATTCTATTGATATTATCAAAGTTAGAAGCTAGATTAGGATTATTCATAGCCTCAGGTTTTGACTTTAAAAACTCGTACATAGGTGTCGTAGTCTTTTGAAACATACGCTCCTGTGCTACATTAGCCATAGCAAAGTACATATCATCTTCTGTAATAAAAGAATTATTTTCTATTGTAGATGTGATTATATCTTGGATAGTAGCTTGTTTATCAGCAGCACTGATATTAGTAGCTTTTTCCAATGCTATCATTTGCTCAATAGCAGCACCTATAACCTCTGGTTTCTTTTCATTCTGATATTTCTCATTATCTTCATTTATCTTTATACCAGCTTCAAGAAAGTTAGAGGCATTAAACTGATTACGTTTATCCAGTACATTGTACAATGCACCTTTTCCAAACTTCTCAGTACGTCTTTGTAAGGTAGCTACAGCAAACTGATTAACATGATTGAAATTAATGTTGTCGTATGTATCTACAGTCTCTGTAAACAAAGTTTCTATGGCTTGTTCTTTCTCAGCCATAGTCATAGAAGTATCTTCTTCAATAGCTACTACTTCGTTAAAAACATTACCCAATGTTTTACCACGTAAGTGTTTATCTTTGTTTGGGTCAAAGTTATCCTCAAACCATCCGATATTAGAAACTTTAAAATCAGCTTGAACTGCTGCTAATATTTCTTCATCTTCTACTTCTGCAAATATATCAGCGACTGCTGCTTGTCTAATCTCAGTAAGAGCCTCTTCACCCCCATCACCATAATATTTATCAGGGTCTTTTGTTAAGGCTTCGTTAGCAGCGTTCTTAGCTGCTCTGTTAGCCCTAGCTAATACTAGTTTAGCTTCTTGAGCCTTCTTTTTCTTATTACCATTCTCTATTTCTATTTGACGCTTAACTTGCTTTTCTCTTTCAATATCAGAAATAGTTTCTATGGCTGGGCTAATCCCCTTTACAAATTGCGCTAATGCAGATGGTTTAAAATCAGGCGCAACAGGTGCAACATACGTTTCTACAGTTCTAGCTGTAGGTGTGACTTGAGTAGGAGTTTGAATATCTCCAACTTGTACCCTTTGACGTGCCATATTAAATCCTAACCTATACTAAATCTTTTTAAGAAAGCATCTTGTTCTGTTTCACTTAACCCAGCGTAATAAGTACCTGTAGCTTTAGCTGCTCCACTGACAGCGTGTGCCAGAAAACTTGGTTTTTGTCCTTGCTTTACAGCGTTAATCCTACTCTCAGCTTCAGCATCTGCCCCTCTTTTTTCAAGAGTAATTTGTTTTTCTATAGCTTCTGCTTGTTGAGATAATGTAGTTTTTCCTCTGAGTACTTGCGCTGTAAAATCATTGTATAAAGCGTCTACAGATGAACCTGATATACCAGCTTCTCCTGTTGCTACAGCTAAAGAACCTTTTTTCTTTAATTCTTCAATTTCAAGCTGCATCTTTTGAGAAGCAATGGCTTCATTCTCTTGTATCATTCTTTGATTTAAAGTTTGTATTTTTAAATCACGTGCTTGAATTGCTCTTTGTCTATTAGCTAGATAATAAGCCTGTTGTTGCTCTGCCTCTCTGTTGGCTTCCATAAAGCCTACTACAGATTGACCGATACTTAGTGCGGTCATAGGGTCAATAGCCATTGTCTATCCTCACAAATTCTAAAAAGGGTTTATTACCTACACCCCATGTCTCATGTCGTTTAATGAATGTGAAGCCGACAAAGCGTAGCCAATCAATAGCTACCTGATAGTCTGCATCAACAGCGTTAGTTAGTAGGGGGTACTTCTTGTTTATATCTCTTACCCACTTACGTGAGCCACGTAGGAAGGGTACTGTAACCTTAGTTATAGGTGGGGCTGTAAGAAGCCATACAACTCCCTCATCACCCACACCATACATACCTGCAATCTCGTTGGTATCCTTTACAAGGAATGTCCAACATTCGTCAGAGTGGTCAAAGCCTAGCTGTAATGCTATCTCAGGGCTACCATGTGAGGCTGTAACCTCTGCTGCATCTTCTGGTCTAAGGTTATCCTTTAACCAATCCACGTCAGCTTGGACACTTCTCCTCACACGTGCTTGCATTACATTCTCCTTGAACGTAGTACGTAGAAGCCTTCCCACTCTGCGCTTTGAAAAGCAGCAGGTAGATGACTATCACTCTCTATTACAATTTCTGTATCTGCGTTTCCTACTACACCAAACTGGTATGTACCACTATCAATAGCAGCCTTGTTAAGTAAGTTAGCAGCACCGCCTACGATACGTCCTGTAAAGGTACGTGTATAGGTAGCACGTCTAGCTGGTGTAGTTTTGACAGTAAAGAACCCTGTATTGTTATACACCACAGACCAGTTACGAATACGTAAGTCTGCTGTAGTTACAGGATTGTTGTTAATCTTAGGAACAGGCTCAGAGAACTGGTACTTAAATGTAAAAGGAATACCAGCAAACACCACCTCACCAGCAGATAGCTTACCTGCTACAGATGATAGGGGTATGATACCACCATCCTCTGCTATGTATATCGTACTGCTATCTGTATAGGGTACAGTAGTCAACCCTGAGGTCTCAAGTCTTACACGTCTATCTAAGTGAATAGAGAACGCACCATCTGTATATTCAGTAGCTTCATCCACTGATAGATTAATACGCTCTAGGAATAGGTTAGTACCACGTTTAATAAGAATGTAGATATCTGCTCTATTAAATGATACGCCTATGACATCCCCATCAAATACCCAACGTGACCACGAGGCTTGTAACTTCTCTCTACCTTGCCAGTAGTATCTGTACACATAGAAAGCCTGTGCATCATTACTAGACTGTACGATTAGCATATCCTCATTAGAGGATGCTTCTATGTTGGTTATTTCTCCACTGATATACTCAGGTACGTGCGAGGTAATCTCACTAGCATCATTAGTATCTGTATCACTATCTACAAAGTACTCCCACATACCTGACCATGCACCACGCTTTGAGGCGAAGTACACATACTTACCAGACTGTGCTGGTTTAGCACGTAGGGATGCCTCAAACTCTGTGGTATTAGCCACGTTGACAGTCTCAGGGGTAAGTACAGGGTCACCTGTAAGCTTGAACTGTGTAAGGTCTGAGAAGAGTAGTAGAGCCTCGTTAAATGGTACAGCGTGTTTAAGTATGCTGACCTTGTTTGAGGATACCGCAACATCAATAGGGTCACTATCTACAATAGTCAGGGCTGACTTGCGGAAGAAGTCAAAGTCTACGAACTCACCAGCCCTAGAGAAGATAACATTCTCATCAGCCAGTAGTCCTAGCCTGTTACGATGGAAGAAGATATCAGCTAACTTAAAACCTACGAAGGAAGGGAAGGGGTTAGTGGTATCACTACCCACACGTCTGTCCTCATAAGATTGTACGTCAAATGTAAAGTTAGCACTAACATCCTTTACCAGCTTATGTGGCATAGTACTAGCGTCTAGGTCAATAATGATGTTTGGTTCTACAGTCTCTTTCCACACACCATTGTCAAACTTAACATAGTAATCGTCCTGTGCTTTCTGATTGTCACCAGCTACCTCAATAACAAAGTCATTAGGTGCTTCAACAGGTAACTTCTTAAAGTCAGGAGTAGTGTCCTTGAACACAAGCAAGTGGTCTCCACCATGAGAGTCACCTACAGTTACTTGGAAGTCTGTGGTATCAGTAGATTGAATATGTAGCACTGAGCCATAGCGTGTAATAGTAAGACCAGTTACAGCAGAGGCGTTAGTAATGTTATCATAGTACGTAGTGCTTACGCCTGTGGCTGAGAACGTGTCTAGGTTCTCTGCAATGATATCAGTAGATGCACCACGCTCTGCGTCTTGTGTTAGGGTTGTGCTACTCTGTGTAGAGGATTTAGTAGCAAACTCTACTGTACTGGTACTAGCACCCTTAGTTAAAGTTAGCCTGTACGTAGAAGAATAGTCAGCCTGTTTAACAAACACCAAAGCTTCTGGGTTACGTGCAGGGGATGTTGTACTACCTTGAGCAACTGTTACATTCTTATTTACAATAAAGGTATTATCTGCGATAGATACAGCAGCAAGTTCTTGGCTAGGGTCAGTCAATCCAGTAAGGTACGAGGCAGCATTGTTAGTGATAGTACGTGATGTACCATCCTTATCAAATACACGTATCGTACCAGCAGTGTCAATCACTAGCGAGTAAAACTCGTTCTCATCTCTGCGAATAGTATGAATAAAAGCTTTGTCTAAGTTTGATATAGTTCCTAAGTCAGCCACGTGCTGAGTGCTAGGACGCTTTGACAAGCCTGATACCACACTAGACAGACCATTCTCTTGCAGTTCAGCCTGTGTGTTAAGGCGAAGAGATGGTGGCTGCTGAGATACCCCATTGATTAGGTTGGGGATAGATTGACTGATGAGTGCCATTAGAAAGTTCTCCTACCCTGCCTATCTATTATACTAAAGGTATCATAGTTATCAAATATGTTATGGTCATCCGCAGCTTTGTCAAACTCTTTCAGTTCAAACAGCGCACGTTCTTCATCTCTAATCTGGAAATCATGTAGAGTATTAGACCCTACAATACGGTCTTGGAATATTCTGGTTGCCCTGAGTGTAATGTATCTCTTACATACCTCAGGCAAATCATCAAAGTTTAATTGAACTACTACATCTAACTTGGTGTTAGCACCTACGTTAAACGTGTGGTTTTTTCTGTCATACATCTTCAAGCCACGCTGAACTAAGTCAGGGCTGTTTGCCTCTAGTGTAGCGTCTGCACGTAGGATATCTGTACCTAGCAATATCTCACCACTAGAGTTCTGAGCGTATGATTTATTTAATTCTGTGTTAAAGTGCCAGCCCATTGACTGCACTTCTCTGTCTACAGTGTTAAGTATAGTCTCTGCTATTTCGGCCTCAACCAAACCAGAGGAAAGGCTGTTGACAGGTGCTTCACCTATCGCAGAGAGCATAGTATTTACTGCATCTAGTTGGGTTGTTGTTGCCATATTACGCCTTCCACTTCACCTTGTTAGCCCAGTAAGCTGCACTAGTCTCACCTTTGGCTATGTTCTTAGCGTGTCTAGCTTTGAATGAGTCACGTTGCTCTTTGCTCTGGTTAGTTTTTGCGCCTTGTTCTCCAAAACGCTTTATTCTGGGGTCATCTTTAGTGCCAATCAGTACAGCATGAGACTTTGTAGGGTGGTCTGGTGTTCGTTTAGGTATACGCATACCCCTAAATACTTCACCTGCGTGTTTTATACTCATGTCTTACTCCAAACAAAAAAGGAGAGAGGCACTAGTAACCTCTCCCCTCTATTAATTAGGCTTCAGACAGACCGATACAGGCTGCTGGACGCAGGACGTTATGCCCCATTGCGTACTTTGCAACCATCAGTGTGCCTTGACGATTAATCTGGTACTCAGATTCCATGCCCAAGTCAAGAAGCTTGACAGTAGCAACAGCGTCAGGAGTAAACACGAAGCCCTTGAACTTAGAAGCTTCAGCCACCATGTCACGCCCATCTACAGCAGCAGTAGGCAAGTCATAGTGAGTAGTGCGGCCTGAACCAGCAGTGTTTGCCAGTGGAGCATTGTCAGAAGTCTTACCTTCGTTAGTATCGCCAGTAGTGAAGTTCACATACAGGTTAGATACGTTAGCGTGGTTAGACATAATTACAGGCATACCTGCGATTGATGGTACTGTAGCACCTGCTACTGAACCTACGCCACCGAAGTCGCGATTCATGTATACAAGCTTGCTACCATCGGTAACATCCAGCAGCGCATAGTACTGGTCAGGAGCAAGAACAACAGTAGCACCTTCAGTAGGTACGTTCTTTACTTCCATCTCTTTACGTGCGTCAAAGATAGCTTTAGCAATCTTAGCTGGGTCTAGCGCATCGGCAGAAGTAGTACCAATGTCCACGTTATTAGTGAAGTCTTCTTCAGAGAAAGACTTATAGTCCTGAACGAGACCAGCAGCAGCAGTAGCGTTAGTTGACAGAGCAGCCTTAACCAGCATACGTGCTACGTTACGGTCAGCTTCGTTAGCCAACGCAATACCAGCTTCTTTAGAGTAGATGCTGCGTACATCGTAGTGGTTGATTGCTTCATCAATGTTTGCAATGAACTGTGCAGATACCAGCAAGTCATCAATAGTGACAATGCGTTCACCTGCACGAATTGCGCCACCAGTGATTTCATTTCCGGGAGTTAGGTACTCAGCAGATGCACGTCCTGTCATTGGGAACGATGCTGATTTACCTTTACTAATGGTACGAGTGCGTACCTTGTCCATAAGGACTTTCTTTTCCTCAAAGGCGGTCAGGACTTCCCCAGCATATAGCTTAAGGAAGAGGTCACGAACGTCACCTGTGAGGTTATTCTGACCCTGAAAGCTTACGGTGTAAGCAGGGTTTGATGCGGCTTGGATAGCCATAGTATCACCTCATAAATTAAAGTTAAAGTTTGTGCCTCAAATTTACTGAACTTTCTCCAGCAGATTGTCCCTCGCAAGGGGTCAGGGTTAGTCGTACCTAGTAACTTTGAGATAGGGGATAGCCCCTTATAAATACACCACGTAGATGTACTTATAAGGAGAGGGGGATGAACCCCCTACTCCCATGCAACAATTAGAACAGGCTAGAACGAGCAAGCTTATCAGCTACCTGTTGCCTGTAGGCAGGGTCTTTGCTGTATCTAGGGTCACTCATAGCAGCAGTGAGTTCCGCATTACTTTCAAAACGCCCACCAGAGGATACAGCACCACTACCACCTCGCAGTAGATTTGGTTCTGCCTCTGAACGATAACGTGCGTTAAGACCTTGTATTGCAAGTCTAATCATGTTAGGGTCTTGCGTTTCCATTGTAGCATTAAAGGCATCAATCTCACTCTCAGGGAGTGTATCGGCTGCCCATGAAACCATTTGTGTGTATTCCTCTTGTCCACCCACTACGTCATACATCTGACCAGTAATCTGTGA